AAAAGTTTAGAAAAATATAAATTATAATTTAGGATCCTAAAGCGAGGTTTGGGATGGAACAGCTCGGCAATCCCAAATTGCAAGAGATGCATATATAAGATTACCTCGCTACTATGAATGTAAATAAAAAATAGTATTTAAAGACGATTATCTGCGTTTGTGACTGCGATAATCTTTAACTCTCTATAGGGTGGATTTTAATTATATGCAAAAAGCTCCGAAGTAATGATTAACATTAGTGTGCGAAGCTTTCGTTATTATCATAATGACCTTTTATGAAGTTAGCTATTAGGTCATTTGTCTAATAGATCTTTTTACTGTAGATGCTGATACTGATAATTCGTTTGCTATGTCTTGTATTGTATAGTTGGTCATCAGTGTGCGGATTGATTGTATCTTTTCTTTATTAGTCATACGCTTAGATCTCTTTATTGATTTAAGTTTGCGTCTGTCTTGTTTTAATTTACTACTAAACCTATCATCTAATTCCTTACCCCACTTATCTATCCAGAAGTATAGCCAAGAGTATGCTATGTTCTGATCTTCAAATACTTTTACAGAATGAACTTCCCACTTACCAGTTATATTATGCATCCAATTATACTCACCAGAAATATCAGCTACTACTTTGTGATTACTTAACTGTCTTAATTGCTTTAACTGATCATCTGTCCAACTCGTCATAATATTAGTTATTAGTTACATAACAATATACATATAATACCATTATATTATACAACTGTTTTACAGGTAATTATTAACATGCGAACACTTAGATGCTCTGTTGGTTATATAGTATGAATGATAAAAACAATACCCCTAATAATATAAATGATATAAGACTTGGTGACTATCAGAAGTACTATAGTATTATAAAGGCTAACGAAGATGCTAGTGATGAGTTTTTAGAGACTAAGTTATTAGAAATATTTTGTGGTTTAAATTACACACAGATAAAAGAACTACCAGTTGACTTATTTCAAAATATGACTTCTCAGATATATAATATATTTGATGTTAAGTGTCCTTTAACAAGGAGGTTTAGTATGATTGGAACTGACAATGTAGAGGTTGAGTTTGGTTTTATACCTAACTTAGATAAGATTACAATGGGAGAATACATTGACTTAAACAACTATTTTGAAGAGATGGATACATTACACAAAGCAATGGCTGTGTTGTTCAGACCTATACATAAGTCATATAAAAACAGAGAAAAGTATAAGATAAGCTCCTATGAAGGAACAGAGTTCTTCTCGAATGTTATGAAAGATATGCCATTAGGAATTGCTTTAGGTGCGAAGGTTTTTTTTTATCGTTTAGGGACCAAATTATCAAAGGCTATTCTGAACTCTTCTCGTCTTCTAATGGAGGAGGAAACTCTCTCGGAGGAAGAGAGCAATCTTTTAATGAGAAATATAGATGGTATAAAGAACTTCACTCGCTTGCAGGAGGAGATGCTCTACGGATCAACGAAGCTACTTTAATACCTATACATGAAGGTATGGTTTGGTTACAGTATGAAAAAGAGAGACAGATATTAGAAAATGAATCAATAAAGAAAAATTTTAGATAATGAAAAATGTATATAACATATTAGATGCCATAGAACAACACTTCAAGGTTGAAGAAAAAAACATAAATAGTGTTAAGTTTGGTGTGTTCTCTGAGACTGACATAAGAAAGACTACCTTGTTTCCTTTAGCTCACTTCAGTATAAGCTCTATTAAGTACAATGGAACTACTATAGACTTCACTTTGAATATAATGGTGTTGGATGTTGTTGATGAAAATAAAGACTATGATGGTTCTTTTGCTGGTGCAACGAACCTACAAGATGTACTTAACACACAGGCTATGGTTATTAATAAGTTAGTAGAAAGCCTAAGAGGAACGAGAGGTAAGCTTTCTGAGCAACAGTTTGTACTAAACAATGATCCTCAAGCAGAGTATTTATATGAAGAGTTTGAGAATAAACTGGCAGGATGGGGAGTTAATATAGAGATTAGTACCCCTAACGACATTACTATCTGTTAATGCAGGAAGAAGTAGATAAAATACTACAGAAGTTCGGAGCTCAAATGGTTTCAGAACTTAAAAATAACCTAATAAGTAGTGGTGGTGTAGCTTCTAGTAAAACATTAAACTCTATTAAGCACAGTGTTAGCGGAAGTAAGTTAACTATATCCGCAAATGCTTCATTAAATATATTTGATAAAGGTATTGGTAGTGGTAGAAAGGTTAATGTACAGAAAATATCTCAGTGGATATTAGATAAAAAAATAAGTCTTAGAGAAGATAGAACAGGAAGTGGTAGGTTTTCAAGGCGTTCAGACAGAAATATAGCTTCAGTAGCTTTTCTAATAGCACGATCTATAAACAGGAGAGGAACTATTAAAAGATTCGCACATAGAGGAGCTGACATTATACATAATAGTATAGGTATAAACTCTGTAGTAAATAAAGAAATGAGAGCAGCTGTATCAGAAATAGCTAGGAGACAAATAAAATTAGTATTAAAACAGATAAAAAAGAAATAAGATGGCATTACCAACAACAGAAATATTCTTACGATCACCTTATTGGTTGACAGTAACTGAAACAGATTTAGATTACGTTATATGTGATTTAAGGATTTGGACAGGAGCTTTATCTGCCGAACCAGCTAACCCCGATGTAAAGCTTAGAAGTACAGCTGGACTAGAAGACACTACATCTATGGATATAGGTGAGTTTGCTAGAGACTTTGTTGAGGTTATATTTAGTGGAACAAATGAGAGTAATGCTGTATTTATTAGTTATCAACTAACTAAGTATATAAAAGGATCTGTTTCAGAACCTACTCCAGAAGCAAAAGTTTACTTAACAGGTTTAGATGGTTACGGTACTTTTCAAGATGGAGTTAACTTTCAATGGTACAGACAAATTATGATGAGTGATAGTGTTGTAACTATGTATGATGACACGCCTATGTACATACCTGTACTACAGAATAATCTTACTGGATACCAATTACAGCGTTATGCGGCTGGATACGGAGGTGCTTTATCTACTTTTCATACAGTTACTGGTCTTACGCCTGTAGAAAACACAGCTAACATGATTGAGTACGTTACATCTGTAAATGGTGGTGTTTATGCAGATAGAGTTGTATTTAATTTTGATAATACTGCTGATCAATACGTAGACATTAATTACGAACAATGCAATAAACATGGTAACACTTCTTTATATTTTGTAAATAGATTAGGTTGTGTTCAAGAAATTAGTTTTTTTGGTAGGTTTGATGTTTCTATGGAAGCTGAAAGTGAAAAATACAAGAGAAATTTACTTGTTAATGGGAATTATAACAAGACTAGACATCAAGATTACACATTAAATAAGAACGGTAAAATAACTATGAGTTTAAATTCTGGATGGAGGTCTGAAGAAGAAAATGATACGTTTATAGAAATGATGATGTCAGAACAAGTTTGGATAAAAGTTGATAGTTCTAAGTTAGGTAAAGGTTGGGTTCCAAAACAACAATCCGTATGGACTATACCAGTCAATGTTTCTAGTAATTCAAGTCAAATAAAGAATGCTTTAAATGATAAATTAATCAACTACAACTTTAAGTTTGATGCTGCTCACGATTGGATAAATACTGTAAGATAATATGATACAACCACAACTGTTTATTGATACTGGTAAGAATGGACTTCCTAATTGGCTAAAAGCCGATATGGATGCCTCAGAGAGCATTACTATTAAGGACTCTATAAAGAAGTCAAAAGATGTTGGAAAGGTCTTTACAGCTTACACAAACCCCTTTAACCTTCCTGCTTCTAAGTCTAATAATATTATATTTAAAAGATTTAGTAATAATAAGGTTTATGAAGGATTTGATCCTAGAAGGAAGTATGACGCTAGAATACAGCTTAATGGAGTTGATTTTAAGAAAGGTTACATAAGATTAAATAAAGTTAGTTTAGTAGATGGATTGCCTAACAAATACGATGTGCAGTTCTTTGGGGAACTTGCATCGCTTAAAGATACTTTATCAGAAACAAAGCTTAGAGACTTAAATGGATTATCCAAGTATTCATTTCCGTTTAATTACACAAATGTTCGTAAAGGATTTGAATCTGGATTTGACGTTGTTATAGCTGATGGTGCTGGTTTAAGAGAGGAGACTTCTATAGCAATTAACCAAGTACCAAGTGTAACTGGAGAAGCTATAGTATCTTTAAACGGAACTGCTCATTCTTTTCAAGTCTCTGGTGGTGCTGGAGCTACTACTACATCTGTAGCTTCTAATATAGCTTATGAGATAAACTTAATAGATGGTTACACTTCTGCTTCTGCTTACGGTATAGTTTTAGTTGTTTCTGATGTTAATCAAGTAGAGACTGCTTTGTCTTTTAGTGCTGGTACTGCAACTGGATTACAGTTTACAGTCAACATTATTCAAACTGGAACAGATGTTCCTCAATCCTTTACTGATGTATCTTTAGTTAATAACACTAATGGTATGTTTAAATTTCCTATGTTGTCACACACAAGAGGATTTGAATATACTAAAACTATTGGAACATTAACTGAGTACGAAGGTTTTCATAGGCTATACTCAGATACGGAAAAAGAGGATGATAGACCTCTTACTCCAGCTGATATGCTTGATATAATAGATTTAAAACCAGCTATTAGATTACCTTATATATTTCAAGCTATAGAAGAAACTTTTAGTAATATAACTTTTAATAAGGACTGGTTATTTGGTGAAGGAAATATACGTAGTGCTTCACCTATAAATGAAATGTATTTATGGTTACACAATAGAAAAGGTTTTTTAAGTGATAATAGTGATTTTGTGTGGCAAAGATTAATCAAGACTGCTGGTGCTGGAGAAGAACAAGGAGAATTAGAATTAGTTTCTGGTACTGACATATTAAGACCTATTGTTGTTCAAATAAATGACGTTCAAGATATTGAAATAAGTTGCATATTTAAAGCTGAATCAATATTAGGTACAGGTAAATTTGAGGTTAAGGTAGATATATTTAAAGATGATCCTAGTGAACCAGTATATTCTGAAACATCTAACTTCGATGATATAGATGGTTCAGATCCTACAAACTCCCTTACCTTTAATTCACGATATTATGTTCCTCAATCCGCAGGTGAATACTACGTCAGTTTAACCGTTGTTTGTGACGCATCTATATTGTCATTTAATCCTAAAGTAGATTTGATTGTAGCAAATGTTGAAGATGAAGGTGAATATAGGAGACAATTTAAAGCAGGAGGAATAAGTGGTAGAGTATTAACGTTATCAAACATAAATCCAAAAGAATTAATGCCAGATTATAAGGCTATAGATTTCTTATCTGACTTATTTAAATTATATAATTTAGTTGCGTTTGAAGAAGTTCAATATGATGGATCTTATAAAATTAATATACAGTCTTATGACTACTATATTAATAGTGGAGTTAGGCTTGATATAACAAAGTACATAGATATAGCAAAAAGTTCTGTTGAACGTATATCACCTTATTCAATAGTTAACTATTCTTTTGCAAAACCTAAAACATTTCTAGCTATAAATCAAAAAGAGATTACTGGTGATGATTTTGGTAACGCTACATTTAACATGGACTCGTTCAGTGAAGGTGTATTGGCTTCTGATTCATTATTGTTTGATGGTGGAAAGTATGAGGTTAAGCCTAAGTTAGAGAAGATGATGTATGAAAGACTTAAAGACTCTGAAAATATTCTTACTCCTATTCAATGGGGATGGTTTGTTAACGACAACAAAAAGAACATTCCAGAACCAGCTATTGGAAAACCTTTATTTATGTTTATTGTAGGTAGAGATATAACTGAATATCCTATTAGATGGGCTGACAGTTATAATCAAGGTACTAAGTGTATGACTCCATCCAATGTTTCTGATAATGGTATGCAAACACTGCACTTCAATGCAGAGTTTGATGAATACACTTTGAATGTTAATGAGGATTCTTTATTTGATAATTTTCATTCTAATTACATAAATAGTATTTATTCACCATTTGCAAAGAAAATAAATGTAGAAGCCTATCTTCCACCTCTTTTCTTTTATAATCTAAAGTTAAATACAACAATAATAATAGATAACATATCTTATTTTATTGATACTATGGATATAAATATAACGACAAGTAAGGTTAAATTTAGTTTACTTAGAACAACTGATATTAAGACAAGATTAGAAGGTAAAGATGCTAATCAGATTGATTGGGAGAATGAAACTGTATTATGGAGTACGGAAACTAAGACTTGGAATCAAGGGGGATTATAATAAAAAAATAAAACTGCACTGCAATGATAAAAGGAATATTAGAAATGTTAAAATTCTCAGACTTCTTAATAGGAGATGAGGATATTGATATAGCAAAAGGAAAATACGAACAACCAATGAATTTCAAAGAAGTTAAACTTAGTATAAAAAGAAACACATAATGGCTAAACAAACATACGAAGAATTAGTATTTACAGCTGATGCTTCAAAAGCAATAGCAGCTGTATCTAGGTTAGAGGTTAAGATAAAAAAACTTACCGCAGCATACGAAGACAGTGATAAGAGGACTAAGGAGAGTAGAGCTATAAGAGATGAGCTTGCAGCTAGTGTTGACAAATTAAATTTAGCTACTTCTAGATCAACTGGTAGTATTGAACAAAATACTTTTGCTCACGAGAACTCAACACTTGCAATACAGTCTAAAATAAACGCACTTGTAAAGGAGATGCGTACTATGGATATTAGTACTAAGGCTTACAAGCAAAAAGTTCTTCAAGTTAATAAGTTGTCTGCAAGTATGCATCAAGGGAGAAAAGCTACAGGTCTAGCTACAACTTCTGCTATGGAATTTGGTAGAGTTGTTTCTGATGCACCTTACGGTATTAGAGGTATGGCGAATAATGTATCTCAATTAACCTCTTTACTATTTCAAGGTTCTTTAGCTCTTGACGAAGCTACAGGAAAGACTATTGGTTTTACTGGAGCTATAAAAGGTATGTGGAAAGCTATGATGGGTCCTCTAGGTATAATGATAGCTATACAACTTATTATTGCAGCGATAGATTACTTTGCTGGTAGTACTAAGAAAGCTGGAAAAGAACTGTCTAAGTTCACCGACCAAATGGTAGAAACTATTTCTAAAACAGAAATATTGAGTGCTGAATTACAAACGTATTTATCTGTAATTCTAAATTCAAGTAAAAATACTGTTGAGTACGCAAATGCTTTAGCTAAACTAAAGAAGCTAGGATTAGACCCTGCTACTATGTCGACAGAACAGTTAGCTCTTGCTGTACAACGATTGGATGATGAGCAACTACAACTTGGTATATTAAAAAATAAAAGTAAGGTTTACAAAGAAGATGCAGATGCTTATATCACTCTGTTACTTGATACAGAATTAAAAGAGGCTGACATTAGAATCCGTATGGCTGACAACGAGAAGAAACTAAAGGAAAGTGGTGTAGATGAGAGTGGTTTACAACTTAAAAAAGAGTTAGAAGACAATTTAGCAAAAAACAAAGAGTATAACGAAAAGAAGACAAAGGCATTAGAGGATTATAAAGCTAATGAATTAAGAATATTAAAGGTAGGAACTGTAGAAGAAAAAAGGGAGTTAGGTAGATTAGAGGTTCTTGAAGGTGAGTTAGACGCACTTGAAGAACAACAGCTTCAAATATCTCAGACAAGTAAACAGTATGCTGAATACGGTGATTTGGTTATTGCTAAACAGAAGGAAATTGATGACTTTATAAACAAACAAGAAAAAGGTAAAGACCCTAAAAAACCTAAAAAAGCCTTCTCACTAATAGACTTTGACGATACAAAGACTGTAAGCAAATTCCTAAAAGAGCAAGAGCTTTTACTTGCAAAGAGTAATGTAGAGAAGCTGGATATAAATCAAAGGTACAGGGTAGAAGACTTAAAAGCTGTATTCGACAATGAGAAAAAGAAAGATCAAATAAAGCTTGATACTTATCTTAATAGTGAGGCTTCTGACGAGCAAAAACAAAAAGCAAAAGATTTGTTTAATCAAAAGCAAATTGACTCCGAAACTAAGCACGAAGATGCTTTAATTGAGCTTAATCTAGCAGGTGCATACAAGAGAGGTCAACTTAATATTAAGATAGAAGAAGATTTTAGAGGTACAATGCATCAGAATCAGCTTGAGAGAACACAAGCTCATTTAGCTACTATGAGTAATCTTTTAAGTGATAATAGCGTTGAAAGCTTAGAGTTCTTGCACGAGGCACAGAGAGAGGTTTGGGCAGTTGAAGATGAGATTTTTAAACAAAGTTTAGAGAAAAAAAGAGAAAAACTAACTGCACAAGGATTTGATTTCGCTCAGATTCAAATTGAAATAGATGAAGATAAGTTCGCTAGAGAACAAGAAGTAGCTGACAGAGAAGTTCAGTTAGAGATAGATAAAATAAACAGAAAGAAAGAAGTTAACGAGGAGTATGTTAGTTATATTTCTGGACTTGGAGATGTGTTCGCTGCTTTTGGTAAAAAGAATGAATTTTTAGCGATAGCTGGATTAGCATTGCAAAAAGGTGCAGAAATAGCTAGTGTTGTAATTAAAACTACTGCTGCTAACTCTGAAATATCTGCTGCTGCTGCAAAAGATTATAGTGCTGCGGTTACAGCTGGTAACAGTTCTGTTAGTCAAGGTTTTGCTTTAATGGGTAATCCTATAACCGCATCAATCGGTTCAGCTATGGTTAGTGCTGGTGGTATTGCTGTATCGAGTGCCAAAGCAATACCCGCAGCCGCTACGTTAGCTAAAAACAAAAATAGAATCAAGGCAGGTATGTCTATAGCTAAAATTGCTGCTACTACACTGACATCTGGAGCATTAGGTGGCGGTTCTGGTGACTCTGGAGGAGATGCTGGTACTGGAGGTGGAGGTGGAGGTTCAACTTCTTTTGCACCATCATTCAATGTGGTTGGTAATAGTAATGAAAATCAATTAGCTGAAGGAATAGGAGGTCAAGTTAATATGCCTACAAGAGCTTATGTTGTTTATGATGATATTCAGCAAGCTGGTAGTGTAGTAGAAGAGTCAATAGAAAACTCTGGGATTTAAGACAATTAAGTAAAAATATAGTTTAATATAAAATAGATTTATTATGACAATTAGAACAGTAAAAGGTTCTGCTATAGCAGTAAGACCTGATAAGACAACAACAGTTGAAAGAGATAATTTAAAGCCACAAAAAGGAGAAATTATATTTAACGATGATATAGGTGATAATGAGTATTGGAATGGCTCTTATTGGGTTTCTATAGGTAATTATATAATTCCAACACAATTAACAGTGACAGAAGGGACAACAGTTAATTTATCTGAATCAACTTATAAAAACTCAGATATGATTGAATTGTCTTGGAGTGGAGCAACGGGTACAATGGTTTTAAATTTACCACTTGCTGCTTCAAATGTAAACAGAGTAATCAGGTTTATATCTAATTCAGGTTTTACAGCTTCAACACACGCAGATGTAACACCACAAGGCGGAGATACTTTAGATGGCTCTACTAATAAGTATAGAATAAATAAAGCATACGAAGGAATACAAGTTTGGAGTAATGGAGTAGAATGGTTTATAATACAGAAAAAAGGATAATAAAATAATAATAATATGGATAATATAGAAGAATTAGAAACAATCGAATTATTTGTAGATTCAGAAGGAGATGGCGGCATAAACGCAATCTCATTCGTTGAGTTCCCAGCTATAGAAGAAAACTTTATTGCTCTTAATGAGCATAAAGTTGAAATGAAAACTGTAGATGAGGACAAAAGATTAGTAGTTGGACTTGCTTTAATCCCAAATAAGCTCATTTACCGAAGAAACAGAGGTTTTGAATACAATATAACCTTTAGCGAAGAAACTGTCCGTAAAGCGTCTGAAAAGTACCTTAAATCAATGAAACTACACAATACTACTGTAGCACACGAAACAGAGGTCGATGGTGTGTTTTTAACAGAGAGTTGGATAGTAGAGGACCCAGAGAAGGATAAAACAGCTTTATACGGTTTAAATGCTACTAAAGGATCTTGGGCTGTATCAATGAGAATAGAGAACGATGATTTGTGGAACAAGATAAAGGATGGCGATTACTTAGGTTTCTCAATAGAGGGTATGTTTAGTGAAGAAGAAAAGCTTTCTAATGAAGAGATAGATATACTTTCTGAGATAGAATCACTTGTTGATTTATACGAGGATTATGATCTAGAAAGTTATAGTGATTATCCTAAAGGAGCTAGAAATAACGCTAAAAAAGCTTTAGCTTGGAAGAAAGAGAATGGAAGTTCTTGTGGAACCTCTGTTGGATGGACAAGAGCTTCTCAACTAGCTTCTGGAGCTAACATATCTCGTTCAACTATAGCACGTATGGCTTCTTTCAAAAGACATCAGCAACATAAAGATGTTCCTTATTCTGAAGGATGTGGAGGTATTATGTGGGATGCTTGGGGTGGTTCAGCTGGTGTTAACTGGGCGATATCTAAATTAAAGCAAATAGATAAAAAATAATATGAAGGCTAAATATTGCAAGTGTAAAAATACTTACACAATAAAAGATTGTAATGAAGATAAGAGATGTAATGCTCCTCATTACTGGAGACAAGGAATAGGATCTACAACAGGAAATGTTGTTTCCAATGTTAATAGCGTTATAGAAACTAGAAGCACCTCTAATTCAAGAGAGTAAATTTAAAACAACTAAATATGAATTTAGTTATAATATTATAAATAGTAATTAAAAATAATTATGAGAAATCCAAAAGAATTATTTGAATCTATAGTAAACCTATCTAAGAAAGCTCTTAGCGGTGAAAATATAGAGGAGGTAGTGGAATTGGCACAGCCAGTTGAATCTGTTGAACCAGAAGTAAAAAGAGAAGAGATTGACGTAAAGAAAGAAGATTCTGTCGTTGAAGCTCCTGTAGTTGCTCCAGTTGAACAACCAGCAGCTGTATCTAAGAGTGAATTTGACTCGGCAATAGCTGAGATTAAGGAAATGTACACTAAAGTACTAGAAAGCATTTCACCAGCTCAACCACAAGAAGTTCCAGAAGCTTTATCTGAAGTATTAACTGAAGAGGAAGTAATCGAAGAAGTATCGCTTGAAGAAGTGGTAGCTGAAGAAGTTGTACTAGAAGAAGTACAAGAAGTAGAATTAAAAGAAGAAAAAGTAGAGGATGGATTAGTACATGATCCAGAATCTTTAATCGAAAAAAAGGAAACATTCCTTTATTCACAAAACAGAGTACAGTCTACAGAAGACGTAGTATTCAAATCATTATTTAACAATAAAAATTAAAATTTAAAATGGCTACAACAACAAACATTACAACGACTTACGCTGGTGAAAAAGCTATGCCTTATTTACAAGCTGCGTTATTAACTCCGACTACTATACGTAATGGTGGTCTTACAGTTAAACCAAACATTAAATTCAAACAAGTATTAAAGAAAGTTGCAATGAGCGACTTGATCAAAGATGGTACTTGTGATTTTACTCCAACTGCTACTATCGATATTACAGAGAATACTTTGGAGCCAAAAGAGTTTCAAGTAAATTATACTCTTTGTAAAAAAGATTTCCGTTCGGATTGGGATGCAATTTCTATGGGATTATCTGCACACGATAACTTACCACCAGATTTAGCTTCTTTTATCATTGCTAAGACTTCTGCTGAAGTTGCAACTGCTAATGAGACTATCATCTGGCAAGGTTCTGATGCGGTAGAAGGAGAATACGATGGATTTGAAGCTTTATTTGCTGCTGATGCAACAGTAATTGATGTTGCTGGATTTGCTCCAGTTGCTGCAACTGTACAAGCTGAAATGAGAAAAATGATCGCTGCTGTTCCAGCTTCAATCTACGGAAAAGAAGATTTAAAACTATATGTTTCAAGTTCTACTTACAGAGCTTATATTAGTTCTTTGTCTTTAGCTGGAGGAGGAAATGGATTCGAGCAAAGAGGTGCTAATCAAGGATTCTCTGATTTACAGTTTGAAGGAGTTGATATCTTTATGTGTAACGGTTTATCTGCTGGTAAAATGATCTGTGCTCAAACATCTAACTTATACTTTGGAACTGGTCTTATGAACGATCAGAATGAGGTTAAGGTACTAGACATGAGCGAATTAGATGGTTCTCAAAATGTGAGATTCATAATGCGTTACACAGCTGCTGTAGGATATGCTTACGGTGCTGAAATCGTTATGTATAACGTAGTATAATTATAAAAATGATACAAGGGGAGTTTAATTACTCCCCAATATCTATTAACCAATAAAATATATATAAAATGGCTTGCGAAAATTTATCTTTAGGGAGATTAAAACCCTGTAAAGACAGTGTTGGTGGTATTAATGCAATATACTTTGTTAATTACGGAGCTATAACTGCTCTTAGCTTTGACTCTGTAGACACCGATGTAATAGAAACTTTAGGTGCTTCTGGCACTGAAGTTAGTGCTTACAAATATGATGTTCACTTTTCTTCTTCATTAACACAGAATATCCAATCTTCTACGGAGAATGGTACTACTGCTTTTGAACAAGTACTTGAAGTATCAATGCCTAGACTAACAAAAGAAGATCACAAAGAAATTAAATTAATTTCTTACGGACATCCTCATGTAATAGTAGAAGACCAAAATGGTAACCTGTTTCTTTCTGGATTGAGAAATGGAATGGAAGTTACTGGTGGTACAATAGTTACTGGTACTGCAATGGGAGATATGTCTGGATACACTCTTACCTTAACAGGTATGGAGAAAGTACCTGCTAATTTCTGTGCTGGAGACTTTGCTTCATTATTTGTTACACCTGTATTAGGAACTTAATAATGTAATAATTATTAGTAGACAAGCACCTTTAGGGGTGCTTTTCTTGTTTATAGAAACAAAAACACTATTTATTAGTTATATTATATGAAGATAATTAACCCTTTAATAAGTACCAACATTATAAGCATTTTACCAAGAAGTTTTTCTAGTGATATAGGGACTTCTGTGGTATTTAGTAATGAAGACACTAACCTTGACACAAGTATAACTCCTTCCCTTATTGCTTACGTAAGTAACGATTTGCAGTTAAGCGTAGAGGTCCCCTTGTTTAAAGAGGGAGAAAGATACACTTTTAAAGTAATTCAAGGAACTGATATAATATTTAGAGGAACTGTTTTAGTTACTCAATTTAATGATACTAATTACACTATAAATAACAATGAATTTGTTGTAAACACAGACACAGATTCTGACGAAATGAAAGTATATGAATAACAAGAAAAAGACTAAAGATGTAGGTGTGCGTTTTATTGAAATGGCAAACTACGAAAGACCACAGGTAATAGAATCGCTAAGTGATGACTATATATCTTATGGTACTGACAATAACTACTATGGTGATATTATTGAAAGATATTTAGGTTCCCCTACTAATGCAAGGTGTATTAATGGAATAAGTGATATGATCTATGGTAGAGGACTAGATGCTATTGATAGAAAGATAAACATAGAGTCTTATATTGAAATGAAAAAGCTTATAGATGAAGGAGAGCTTAGAAAAATAGTTGGAGACAGAAAGTTATTAGGTAGTGGATGTATTAAGGTTAATTACAATAAAGATAAATCTAAGGTTATCGCTATTAGACATCATCCTATGGAGACTTTAAGAGCTGAAAAGACTAAGAGTGGCGTTATAAAAGCATACTATTATCATCCAGATTGGAAGAATAAAAAAACGGGTGATAAACCTAAAAGAATACCTACATTTGGTAACGGATCAGATAAGGACACTACTGAAGTTTATATAGTAAGACCTTATGTATCTGGTTTCTATTATTACTCACCATGT